TGAGGTAATTTACTTGTTATTCCTCTTGTCATTCCGCCCATTGCTCCCATAGGTAGAAGGAATGGAAGTATGTTTGAAACATTAGAGATTGCAGCTCCTGTTGTTCCACCAACTTTATTTCCAATCATATTTCCTAATAAAGGAATTCCCATTGCAGCTAGAAGTCCTGCTACTAATCCTCCAGCGGCATATCCTTTAACTGGACCACCCTGTGCATATCCCATTGGAGCAGAAGATCCAATATATCCTCCGCCAGATCTTCTTTGTGCTTTTTTAAATCTTGTTGCTGCAGCTATGTCATCTAATATACTTGTTTTAAGCTTTTTAGTTCCTCCAGTTACGTGTGAAGACTTTTGTCCTGTAATTGGATCTGTTAATATAACTGCAGATTTTCCTACCTTGCCTGCGGGAGAGTCTGGCAATTGATAATATAGTGGGTCTATGCCAGCCATAGCTTTTGCAGCTGCAGTTGGCATTTGTCCAGATGATGTGCCGCCCTTAAATGTATCTGCTCTAAACATCGCTGGCTTTTGTGCTTTTGCTATTGCTAACTCTATTTCATTTCTAGCTTTTGCTGGCAACTTACCTAAAGAATCTTTTGTCATACCCCAGACTGCTGATAGATCGCTGTCGTGATATATTCTATCGCTTGGGAGAAGAACTGCATTTCTTAATAAAAGTTTTTGTAATTCTTTTTTAGCTTTAGGAGATAGGTTTTTAAAGTGTTTAGTATTAAATATTTTTGGAGACTGTAGCGCTCTTAATAGTTCATTTCTAGTGAGCCCTCTTTTACCTTGTCTCAAATATTGATTTTCTTTATCTGTTAAGGAAAGAGTTTGTTCATCATAAACTTGCACAGAGTGTCCTGGCATAGCAGAAATTAATGCATCTGTTCCCTTTGGTAGATGTGGTCCAAATGCAGAACCTAATTCCGCAGCAGTCATTGAAACTGATTGGCTTACATGTGACGCCTGTCTTGGTCTTAAATCACTTTGTCCATCTGCAATATTATTTAATTTATCTAATAGCGGTACGCCTAATTTATCTACTGCAGACTTCTTTAATACATACTCGCCTTCTGTAAGCCATGCTGGAACGGTGTCTGTTCCATGTGGTCCACCATGACTCATGTATACTGGCCCGCCAGTAGCCATTCTTCTTGGTCTAGTTGTTTCTATACTGTAAGGAGCGCCAAAAGTTTTTACTCCTAGACCTCTTGCAATTTTATTTAAAAGACCTCTTGTTCTTCCTGGACGAGCAAGCTCTTTCATATTGCTCTTTCCAGTCTTTGGATCTATGACTGGCTGATTTAATAGAGGAACTCCTGTTAGGTTAATACTTCTTCCCTGTGCTCCTGCTATATCAGTTGCTGCTGCAGCCATCATAGTTTCTATTTCGGCATTTAAAGCAATAATTTTTGATCTGGCTTGGTCTACAGTTATTTTACCTGCTTGTAAATCAGCAACAATTGCTGCTGATGCTTTTGCAGCATTAGCAGTTAGCTCAGTCATAACTGGAAGAGTTGCTTGATATGAATCAGAAAGTTCTGCTGTAATTAAACCTGTTCTTTGAACTTCTGTTTTTAGATTTTTTATTTCTGCATCTGATTGCATTGCTAAAGCTGCTGTCATAGCATGCCATTTTGCTGCTTCTTCTGCTACAACTCCTGTTGAGGCTCCCTTTATAGAAGTTATTCCTTCTATCTTTGGCAAATCTTCAGACATATAAATTTGTGGGGTGCCGCCAATTTTTTGATTTACTTTAGGTGCGCCAGGAACAACTCCAAATATAGTTTGTGTTAATTTTTGATCTTTTGTCATTCCAGAAACTGGATTCATATGAGACATTGATCTAGTGTCTTGTGGACTAATTAATGGATGATTTGGATTAACTTGTCTTCCAGCTACTACTGTTCCAGCTGCTGTAGTAAATACTGGTGCAGTAGATATTTGCCCAGCTTTCGCTTTGGCTTCAAGAATTGAAAGTTCTGCTATTAACCCTTCTATCGAAGTTTTAAGAACTGTTGCGGCTTTAGCGTCGCTATAAAATGTTTGTTCAATTAAAGATCCAGCTTTTTGTGCAGCCATCATTTGTGGAGTAAGCATCTTCCAGCCTTCTCCGCCTTTAAATAAAGCTTTAAAGTGTGCAGCTCCCTTAATAATGTAACCAAAGAAGTTTGCAAGCACACCAGTTAACATAATGATTGGACCAATAACCGCAGTAAGTCCAGTAACAAAGGTTAATATTGTTTTTACTGGTGCTGGCAGCTTGTTAACAAATTGAACTATGCTGTCTACTACTTGAACAAAGAATGTTTGTACTTTAAGGAATTCTTCTCCTATTCCAGCTAAGTTGGCCTTAAGAGATTCTACTGCTCTCTTATATCTACCAGATGCTGACTCAGTAACAAGCCTTAATTCTCGATCTGCAACTGCTGCAAGATCTTGTGAGCTTGCTTTCATTAGGTCTAATACTTGAAGTGTCTGACTTCCTTCTTTACCTAAATTCTCAAAGAGTGCTTGCATTCTGGCAAACTGGAACTTACCAAATAGCTGTTCAATTGCCTGTGATTTTTGTAAAGGATTTAAAGTGTCTAGAGCAGCTTGTAAATCCATTATCATTCCAGTTAGATCGCCTGCATTATCTGTAACAATACCTTTAAGATCAATTCCAAGTTCTGCAAATCTTTCAGTTGCAACCTTTGTAGGATTAATTAATGATGCCAGTGCTGATTTTAAAGCATTTGCTCCTTCTGTTGCATTTACTCCGCCTTCTCTCATTGCAGTTAAATAAAGAGCAAGATCTTTTACGCTTCCGCCCAATCCTTGAATTACTGGGCCAGCTTTTGGAATTGCTTCAATTAAATCAGCAAGGCTGGTTGAAGTTTGGTTTTCAACTGAGTTTAAAAAGTCAATAGATTCTGAAAGTTGATCTGTGTTTTGTTTAAATGCAGTTTGAATTGCAAGAGTTGCTTTCATTGCGTCTTGTCTATCAACTTCTCCAAGTACTGCTAGTCTACTTGTTTCTTTTACTGATCCAATTAATTCGGCGCCTTGCTTACCTGTTGCAGCTATATCAGCTGCAAGTTGAATAGTTTCTTTAAATGATGTTCCGTATGCTGCTGAAAGTTCTTTTGCTGTAGTAGACACATCTCTTCTAATTGCAGCAAGATCTGCTGCTGAAGTTGCTGCTACTCCGCCATAAACCTTTGTTAATCTTGTTAATTCTGCATCAGCTTCTCTAAATGCTTTTGCTGCTGCTGCGCCAAAGGCTGCTAGTGGTACTGTTAATCCTACTGTTAACTGACGTCCTGCCCACTGAGTATTTTTACCCCAATTGATAAGTTGAACTCCACCATCTTGAATAACTTTATTCATTATTTGAAGTTCTTGTCTTGCTAAAGCAGTTTTATTTTTTACTGCATCGAGACCTTGAGGAATATGGACATTATATTGCATAAGCCCTTGAGCATTTTTGCCCAAGGGTTGTACGATTGCATTTTGTAAAGCTACTTGCTGTTTAGCAAGCTCTCGAATAAGTCCGCCAGATGTCTTTGTATGCTCTTGAAAGGTTCTAAAATAGTCTCTAAGTTTTAATTTTCCACTATCTAAGTTCTTACCAAACTTTTCTACGTCTGAAGTTAATGTTACGAAGTGTGTTGAAAACTGCCCAGTTCTTCTTAAATTTTCTGAAAATGATCGGTTCATAACTGCAATTTGATTTGCAAGTTTTGCATCCGATTGAATTATCTGAGTTTGTAGTTTAGATAGAGAGGCTGCTACCCTATTTACATCTGAAATAAGGTTTGAAAAATCTGCATTGGCAACTATATTAGTTACAATGTTTTCATCAGCCATACGCTATCTACTCCTTAACATATCCTAGTCCTACTCCTATGCCGAAGCCAGCTTCTTGCGCTAGTTGTCCTTGCAAAGAGACAATATCGCTATCGTCTGCTTTTATACCTAACGCTCTCTTTCTGACTTCGTCAAAACTAGAACTGTTTTCTTTTTCTTCATCATCCTCTAAATTAATACCTTTAAGGCTTGCTGTAAACTTTCTTTGCTCTGATTCCTTTTTAGATATTGATTTTAAAGTCTGAATAAGTTCTGGCATTGAAAGATTTGATTCTAGTTCATCGTAGTTCCGCCAATGTCCTAGTAAAAAAACCTCTCCCTCTAAGGCAGCTAGATCTAGTTCATCCCAGCTAGAACCGCCGCCTGAGTTAAATTTGCGTTGTCCTCATCCATTTTTATTCCGCCACATACTTCTAGAATTCTATTGATGGTTGGAATATCTAGAGCTGACTCTAGTGCATCTCTATCTTTTACTAAATTTGGAAGTTGGCTTTCAAGAGCCACTCCGCATGCATCGATTAGCAAATCAAGAGATTCTGATTGCTCTGTTACTTCTGAAGTCTTGGTAATGACTGCCATAAACTTTCTTAGTTCTTTAATAGATAACGGCTTCAATTTTGCTATTGAGCCATCTTGTAGAGTAACTTCTTCTACGCTATATACTGTAGTTGCCAATTTATCCTCCTTGGATAGTCTTAATTATTATAGCATAATGATATTACAGACACAATAACAAAGCCCCCTAAAAAGGGGGCTTTATTATCTTAATCTAATTAAGCTGGGGTCCAAGTACGGTCAATAATCTTTCCGTATTCTGATCCTACATAACCACCGTCTGGAAGCAAACGGAATGTTACTGGGAATGATGTTGGTGTATTACGTGCAAGTGAGAATTGTGACTGTTGTACAGACAATACACGACGTGCATAATAAATACGCTCTGAGTTTGGTGAATCAACTGTTGGAGCTTGTCCAATAGCTACGAGCTGACGCTCTGTTGGAGCAATACCGAGAGCTCCTGCTTCAAGTCCAAGAGTCTTTCCTGAATTTGTAAGCGTTGATTGTCCCTGTCCGAAAACTACAAGAACGTTCTCGAGTGTTCCTTCTGCCATTTCTGTTGCGATCATAACTTCCATCGCAGACTTAAATAGCTTTGCTGTATCGAGCAACTGGTCAACAGTTACTGAATCGTATGTTGGGTTATAAGTGATCTGAAGACCATTGTTTGTAAAACCAACGTTACGGTAAGCATTGTTTGCGGTTGACTGTGCAGCATCTAGTGTTGTACGATAAGAAGCAGTTGCAGCAAATGCTGGAACGCCATCTTTTGCAGATGTACCAGTTCTTGCTACTCCTGGCTCTGTATTTTCGACATAACCTGATACAGTAGAGTCAGAATTCGAGATGTAGAGCGGTGAAGCTCCCACAAGAATATTTTTGGCTGAGTTAAATGCCATCTTTGTTTTTCCTCCTGTTTCAAAAAAATATATATATATATTTTGTTGCTGTCAATCTTTGAATCTTTGGCTGGCTAGGCCCTTCCCTCTATATCCAATTATAGGGAAAGATGCCCCTTAAGGCAAATTAATCAAACCTGCCTTGTTCATCCACAGTCCTAGCATATTTGACCTCAAGTATTACATCTGCAGAAAAGAACCCCGCCAACTCTTCTGAAGGGGTGGTAGGAGATATGTCTGCAATAAAGACACTATAAAATTTATACTTATCGGACAAGATCATGTCCCTATTTAGGTCATTAGCAGTCTCATCCATTCTTCTATATACGTCTGTCATCATATTTCTAATTTGAGCTATTTCAGACAAGTCTGTTGAATATATAGTAAACAATATTTGCTCACAACAGATTACCCAATTTTCTTCATATGATAATCCTATCTTATCGTAAACTATATGCTTTTTACCATTTAAAAATTGATTCATTTCTGGCATTTGCTGAACTGGTATGATCGGGATAATCTCTTCTCCCAAATTGTCACTATAATAATGTGATGCATTAAATAGACCAGCTTCTCTTAGTTCAAACCATAAATGAGTTCTAATGTCATACATAACATCATGCTTATAATCATTAATTGACGGGCTCATGAAATACCTCCAAATGCTGATACTACAGCAGAATTTGCCTGCACATCTATTGAATTAGGTGAAAATGAATATCTAACCTTTTTAATTTCTACTGGTAATTTCATTGCTTTAGTTAATGATGAATTAAATATTCTTTGGAATCCTGATTTTTTAATTGAAAGGTTTACTAGGTTTCCAGTAAAGAATCTAGCGTACGCAATCTGAAATCTATTTGTTGCTTTTCCTCCGCCTGGTTTTTTTACAGTTACTGCAACACCTTTTGGCATCCTAATAACTCTTTCATCTATTTCAAAAACAAGTCTTTCGGCAGATCTAGGCCTGATAACTACTGTTTGTCCAGCTTCCATTACTCTTGCTTTTTCTCTAAACACATGTCTAGACTTACCATAATTAGTTGGAACCATAGCTTTTGAATCTTTAAAAGAATAACCAATTCTAAATGATAATCCCATAGACTCTTTTAGGTCTAAGGTAAATAACCTTGCAGTTTTATTACCAGTCTTTTTCCATTCATAAACATGGTGTAGTGTAGATGGATTTATTCTAGCTTGTGCGTCTATATAGTCACCAAAATCTTTTTCAATTTGAGAAAATATTACACTGCGAAATTTTTGTTGAAATTCTTTATTAGTAGTTAATTTAGAGATTACTTTAGATTGATAATAAACTGCAGCAGAAACTTGTGCAACTGTACTATCTTTTAATACAATGCCAGAAGTACCAGACATATACTTGTGTAGTCCGCTTGCTGCCTGTACTAATAATGTACTAGAGTCCAATTACCTGGTTCTCCGATCTTTTAATTGTTGTATTATAACCAACAACAGCACCAAAAAGATCTGTTATTGGAGTTGTTCCCATAACCTCAAATACGGTTGGAGTATCGGTTGGAAAGTTTTGCTCTACCCATATTACTGATTTTTCTGAATCGCAAATATTAGTAATCTTTTCACGATATCCAATTTTTCCAATTGTTCTAATTTGAATTATTTGTTCGTTTGAATACTTATTACTTAGTGTCTGCTTATCTCCGCTCCTAGAAGAGTTTGAATTTGATATAACTCCTTTAGCGTGGCAATTTACAGTTCTGTCATACTGCCATTCTCTTTTTAATTGACCGCTATCCACGTCTTGAAAGTCTATTTGTTTATAGACATCCATAGTCATGCTTAATAAGGAATCAATTAGTTCATTCATTATATAACAACCATTTGATTCAATACATAGTCTGCAAGCAGATTATCTACGTATAAATTACCTGTTGTTTTATATGCATCTGAAGAGTATTCAAAATCCCAGTCAAATGTAGATATAGATTTAATATATTTATTGCGCCAAATTCTATCTCTAGAAAAATAATCTTTCATTAATTCAATACAAGCATGCTCAATATCATTAGGGACATGATCCCATCCAAATTTTCCTTCAATGCGATATACTTGATCTTTTCCAAATGCTCCGAAATACGAATCATTAATTGAAGGTGGAACTAAACCATTTGCAGAATAAACTGTATTATCAACTAAACTAGATCTATCAATCCTGATACCGAATCCAGACTCTGAAATCTGTGGAGTATATATCCAATTATTAATATTATTAATTGAATCGTATACCAATACGTCATTCTGATAAAGCTTGTAAATTTTATTAATTTTTGCTGGCAAAGGTAAAATATCTGAACCAGCTCCGTATACAGTATTTTTATCTAGGTACGGGTAAAACTTTTGTGTTGTAAAAGACTCAATAGTTTTTCTTGCATATCTTTCTGCTTGAACAATTTGAAAATAAGTCTTATAGTTAGGGTCTGATGGATCTGATCCTAATCCTAGCTCTTCTCCCGCCTGTGTTATATCTACGTATGGTGTTATAACAAAAAGATCGTCTGTTTTTACTAGTAAGTCTCCATTAATTTCATATTCCCATACTATTTTAAACTTTCTATCTCGTTGCATTAAAGTTATAGGAATATAAACTTCATAAACACCAACGTCAGTCTCTATTGGGCTTGCTGTAAGTTGAGCTTGCTCTGTATTAGGATTTATGTTGTATAAAGGATCACCTGTTATATCAAACAAAGTTACAGTTGGAGGAAAATCTGCTGCAGATGGAGCACCCCTCCAATATACTTTATGCTTTATTGGTGCATTTGTCCCTACTAATATTTCCATTTAGTAAAGATTATCCGTAGTACTCTTGAACTTCCTTTGGGGTAGCTAGACGGAAACCTTCCTCCTTGTCAAAAATTTCTTGAGCTTTATCTTCAGACATCGCAACAAATGGATGTTCTTTAGTGAATGTAAACCCTAGAATATCATATCTAAAGTTTTCTCTAGTCATTCTAACCAAAACAGTATCATCAGAATCTACTGACTTCGGATCTAATCTTGGAAGAATTTCTTCTGTTTGAAAAGCATCTTCGCTTGCTTCTTTAATCGTATTTAGTGTTTTTTGATATACTGCCCAAGTTACGCCTTCTTCTGCTAATGCGGCAATAATATTTGCCTTATTCTTAAGGCCATCAGTTTCCACTGCAAAGCTCTCTGCAATTTCTCTGAGTTCAGCAATTTTTAATGTCTCAAATGACATGTGTTACTCCTTCTACTAGGTATTAACAATTATAGCATTGTTAAGTTAAAAGGAAAAGCCCCCAAAATTAATTTAGGGGCTTTTCAGCAGATCTAAATCCTATATATTAGGAAGCGACCTTAATATTCTTGACAACGACCCAGCAGTCTGCCTGCTCGATTTGAACGCCTACACGAGTATACATTGTGTACTCAATAGAGTCCTTACGTGGCCAGAAGAATCTGTAGACTGTTACGTCACGCTTGATACCAATAACAATGTTATTTGGGAATGTCAAGTGTAGATCTCCATGTGAGCCTGTTGCTCCTGTGTGAGTTCCTGTCTGTGTTTCTGGAAGAAGTGGAACTTCAACAAGAGGAATACCGAATGCGAATGGTGCAACAAATCCTGCTGGACCACCTAGTTGTGGATTAGCTCCACGGATAACGCTTGATGCGATATCTTGTGGGTTAGCTGATCCATCTGCACCCAACTGTGATGTTGAGTATAGATAATCCTGGATCAAGTTTGAACCAGAAAGGAAGCGAAGGTCAGCACGGCGCTGCTTGTACTTACGTGGCATTGCCTTAAGTGCTGAGTTAAATACTGCACGAGAAATATTTGCTCCTGCTGCATCAACTACACGACCTGTTGCCTTTGACTTCTTTACAACACCATCAAATGACTTGTAAAGAGCATCGGATGTAAGAGATGTATCTCCATTTAGAAGAACATCTTCGATGTCGTTTCCTGCTTGTGTTGCCATCAAACGTGCAATATGATCTTCTAGATCTGCACCTTCGATATTGTCCTCAAGGGACTCTGTTGAAAGCTCCCAGTCCATGCGGAGTTTCTTTGTTGTTAGAGAGATCTTTGAGAAAGTTACAGCGCTATTTGCTGCTGTATCGTCTCCTTCAGTAGCAAGCTTCATAAGCTTTTCGCCAACTGACATACGATCAATCTCTGCTGTATCTGCCTTCAATCTTACTGTACGTGCGACCTTGCCGATTACGGTTGCGTCGAACATATAGTCAAGGAAGCGAGCAGATTGCTCTGGGTTTAGAAGACCACCGTTACCTGCTTCAGCTGCACGGTGTACTCCACCTGCAGTTGTGTTAGAAGCAAAAGTACCTGTGGTTGTTGAACCAGCAGCAGCTTTTTCTAATAGTTCATTGCTCATTGTTTTTTACCTACCTTAGTTAAATATTTCGTTCACGGAACCGAGGAAAGAACCGTTCCATTTAGATTTCTTGATTGTTACCTCTTCTGATCGGCCAAGATCGGAAGACTTCTTAATTGCTGTCTCTGCTTCTACTGCATCGACACGCTTTTGTACTCCTGAAAGAGTACTCTTTACTTCATTTACAGCATTTGACAATGCTGTGTGTTGTTCTGCCAACTCTGAAATTCTGGTATCTACGCTCTTGCTGAATGTCTCAACTGTTTCCTTAATTGATGCAACTTGAGCAGCATTTGATTCAGACGCCTTGTTTAGAGTATCTGAGAAAAAGCCTTTTAGTTCGCCCAACATTTTTGCAAAATCAGGTTCTGCATTGACCTCAACTTCTGATACGTCGGCTGCCTTCTCCAGAGTTTCGGCAGGAGCGTCTTCTGCAGGTGCTTCTGCTGCTTCTGCGGCTGGAGCCTCTGCTTCAACTGCAACTGCTTCGGCTGGAGCCTCTGCAACTGGAGTTGTCTCTTCTGCAGCTACAACAGTCTCTTCGACAGTTGCTACTGCTTCTGTATTTTCTGACACTTCATTACCTCCTTCTGCGTTTGCCTGTTTTGCTAATTGTGTATCAGGCAACGTAAATCTTGATTGCTTATATGCATCAAGAATCTTATCTATTTCTTTTGACTTATTGACATCTGAGCTTTCTACCCATCCAATAAGTTCTGCTGGCTTTCCAGATACTGGAGAGTCATATGTTTTTTCTGTTGAAATAAAAACAGAATCACTTTCTTCGCAATAAAAAATATTTTCAACTTTTGTTTCTGCTGCAATACCTTTAAAAACAAGTTGACCATTCATTTTTTGAATTGACAAAATGTTACAAAGTTCATTGGCTGGAGAATCAACAATTGAAAGTTCAAGCAAAGAATATTCTTTAATAAATCTTGTTGTCTTACCTGTAGCCTTGTTTACTTCGTTATCTGAATCTAATATCTTGCCGCCAATTGAGAAACCAGATAGTGTGCCATCAAGAACTTTCTCCCATGTGTCTTGTGCACCTTTTGAAACATATGCGTCTACATAAACGCCATTATAAAATTCTTTTGTTCTAGGATCATAGAATGTTTCTGGTTTAAATGAAATCATTTTCCCTACAGCATTTGATCCGTGCATTTCACGAATGTTTCCACGGAAAGATTCGAATGCTTTAATAGATGCCTCTGCTGTTACAACATCGCCTGTTTGATCTAAATTATCTAGGGTAGCAAATCCTGAAACTGTTCTTTTCTCACGGTTGACCTTAGTAAAGGGAACCGATAAAGAAATGTTGTTTCCATCGCTGGACCACAATGATTTTTCAATATTCATATGCTTAATTATAGGTTTTTATATATCAAAAGGCAAATAATAGTTGAGCAGGGTTAGTTGACTTGTCTGCCATCACCCTTGGCATTTCTGCCTTCCCCAGACTTGTCTGGAGAATTTGCTGAACGTTCTTTGTCTCTGGCTCGACTATCCATGGCCTCGGCTTTTATTTCGGCTGCCTGGGCCTGTAAATCTACTACATCATCCCCTCCCTCAAGTGGGATCATTCCTTTACGAATTCTAACTTCATTAGGGGTAATTACCTGCATTCTTAAATATCTTTCATCAATCTTAGACTGAGTATCTTCGTCAGTTAAAGTTAATTCATTAAATTTAAGAAGTAGGGCATCTGTTTTTTCCTCAAATATTCGATTAATTTTTTTCTCTAAAATCATCTGAGCTGGTCGACAAACCTGCTCTTTAAACATTTTATCTGCATCACGAGCAACTGCTAAGTTGACTCCTTCTGGTGTTCCTATTTTATTAATTGGCACACGGTGAGCAAGCAATATTTCGTCTCTATTAGATTTACGATATTTTTCAAATGAACCCTCTTGGCTTCCAGCCTCAATTGGATCCATCTTAAATTCAACTTTGGAGTCTGGAGAATCCGCTGGAAGAGGTACATAAAGAGATCTATGGTTTTTACCCTTAAGACCAACTTGGAAAAATTCGAGTAATTTTCTTTCAGATTCTGATGAAAGTTTAGCGCCTTTAACTGTAATTATGTATCTAGGTACTGCTTTATTTTCAAAATAATCAATGTTATATCTTCCAGACAATTCGTTACCAGCTAGGGCTACCTGTGCAGCAATAATGTCTGGCACACCGTAGTAGTTATTCATTGGAGTATATTTCTTTAAATGAATAATTTCATTTGGTCTTTCTTCTTGGCTGCCGATTGGATTCTCTGTTTCTTGATCTCCAAAATTACGGAAGTATACAGCTTTTCCATATAGCAATTGAACAAACCCATCACGTAGTCTACGAACACGCATTGTTTTTGCTGGAATATGTCCTATATACCCAATGTTGCCTGCTGTAGTTCTACCAATCTCAATATAACCATTTCCAGTTGCTTCTAGGTCTGTGTAAGCCTTAATTAAGGTTTGTGTGAATGTATCTTCTTCATTTGTTGAATCTACCCATAAGTGTAGATCTTGTCTCAGCTTATTAAGTTTTCTACGGGCACGTTCTAGCTGCTTGTCATCTGTAATTGAATCAAATGCATCGTTAGTCTTTTTTGTTTCAATAAAATCATATCCAAGACCAACAATATTTGCTACCTTTGCATTAATTGCTGCATAGTTATATGTTGAAATCTCATAAACTTTAGATAAATATTCTAAATTATAAGGTGGCTCAATTAAATCAAAAAGCGCATATCCAGTTATTGCCTGTGCTAGTTGTATCTGCTGTGAACCTGTTTCATCTGCACCTTCAAACGATTTTGACAATTCACGATTTACTTTTCTTCTAAATGCTGGACCTAAGCCTTTAACCTTTTTTAACTCATCCAAAGATGCAGCGAATGGGTCATTAGTTACCTGAACGTCTTTCTTAAAAGAAAACCAGTCTGAGTTATTTGTAATTTCAACTATGTTTTCTGAGTTGTTGTCATCAAGAAATTCTACTGTCATTTTAAACCACCCATTTTTTTCATTTCGTCTTTATAGTTTCCAATATCGTAAGGATCTGGAATTAATCCCCATTTAAGTCTTTGCTGCTGCTCTTCATATTCTTCGTCTGTAATTTTTCTTCTTGCTGAAAGAAATTTAGGCCCGCCCTCATATATACCGTACGAGCGAACTTCTCTAGCCAAAGCATCGATTCGGGATCGATTTCCTTTTTTTGACGTGACCGAAAGATAGTTGCCTTCATCATCACCAATCCAGCGTCCGTCTGGCATTTCCCAAACATATACGCCTAGAACGCTTTCCTCTTCTAGAACATTGTATTTAACATTATCTGTATTCATTGTATTAATTTTACCATTATTATTTACACAAGTCCAGGTTTTTGTCAAGCAAGATGACAAAAAGTTTAAATACTGGCAGACTGATATTCAGTATTATTGATTAAATAGGCAGTTCCGTCATTACCTAGGTCAGATTCAGTAATAGATAGGCTGGTATCTGATACCTCCAGTACATACTGATGGGTATAAAGCTGGTAGTGATTTGTTGCCTGGCTAGAACTTAAAACATCTGGGTATAGGGCTATATTGCTATATAGGTTAGGTCCTCCAGATACTGATCCATTTTGATTATAGTTAAATCTAATATTACTTGTAGCAGCACTAGATAGTACAATAACAATATGATGTGGCATGCCTCTCGTTAAAAAACTTGAAACATTTGTAGCTGAAGAATGGTCTACACCATTAACATAAACTGCAGATATTCCTGATTTATTTATTACACCCGTTGAACTCCACTCAAATATTTTACTATTGCTTGAAAATAATACATTTTGTAATGACCCAGATGTGGCTGGGGTAAATATTAACTCTACTGATCTTACTGAATTTGAAGAATCTAAATTGAACCCGCCACCGTTATACATTCTTAGTCCATTATAATCATTATAAGAAATTATTGGATGATTGTATCTTGATAAACCATAATCACTTGTTGAATAAATTCTATCAGAAGAATTGTCTGAATAAAAATCATTATTTGAAAATAGATCTAGTGACAGAGATCTTAATACTGGTAAATCTTTTGATGTATCAGAAGATGACATTGTTACCTTAAGATAAAATAGTCCTGAAGTAACCCCTTCGTTTTTATTTAAAAATGGTATAGGGCTATTATTTTTACAATTGTACCAGGTAGTTCCATCCATGCTTACCTGAACTAAAATATTATCTACATCGTCTTCCCAGTATATCTGTGAAGTAACGGCATCTAGTGAGCTAGGAACTATTATGGTTTCTGTAAAACTAAATGTTTTTGACTGTGCATTATTTGTTTTAGCAAATGTTATGTATGTCTGGTCTGTAGACATTACTGCATTTTCATTAATAACCTCAGACCACAACTTTGTTCCTGGATAGTAATATCTGGCTACTGGTCTAATCTTAGAATGATTTAGGCTAAATAAAGATCCACCATCTGGATAAACTATTTGAGAATAATCTAATTCTTTAATTCCTTCTATATAGTGTTTTGCAATTTTTGCATTACTCAAAATATATCTATAAAAAGAAACAGAATCTACTACAAAATAGTTATTAGGTAATGATGGCCCAGTTATCCAATCTATAGATGTGTTAGTAAAAACAAAATTATCTATTGCTAAGGAAGATACCTTATTTCCATTAATATATAAAGATATTAAATTTTTGTTATGTGTACAAACAATATGAATAGCTTTATTATTTGAATATTTATATCTTAATTCATTTGAATAGGATTTAAATACTATATCACCATTTTGATAAAATAATCCTATATCTTTAAATGGATCTCCTAGTATTGTAACTTCTGAGGAACTAGTATTAGGAAGTTTTACCCACACTTCTAATGAGAATGAATTATCAGAATAATATTTATTTGCTAATCCTGGAACTTCATAAGATATAGTTGTTTCATCAGATATTAGTGTTCCATAAATTCCGCCCGCAACTAAAGGCATAATTTTTGATGCAGATATTCCTGACACTGCTCCATGATTTAAATTTCCAGAGTAGTCAAAAACTGCCTGACCTGATATTGCCTCATAAGATGCAAAAGCATCTCTTACTGCTTGATATGTTGGATAGTTTGAAAGTATTTGATTATAATAATCAAATGTTCCAGACTTTACCTCATCTAAGGTGTAATAAGATATAGGAGAGTCAGCCAGTACGGTTCTAAAATATGACATAAACTTCTCCTAAATTATTACTTAAATAAGTGCTGCTATTTGTGCTTCTTTTTCTGCAATAGATGCTGTTAATGTAGCAACAGTTTCTGCAGTTGGAGTTGGCTTTGCATTTTCTGCAATTAGCTGAACTTCAAGTGCATACATCTGATACTCAAGATTTCTAACTTCTGCTTGAGCAATTGCTGTTTTTTCATCTTCTGTCAGTCTTGTATATGTTGGCATTTTTTCTCCTTATTGTAATTCAGCCAGTAATTGGCTGTAAGTATTTTTTTCTGATATCAAATTATCATAAACTTGTTGATTAGACATTTTTCCATCAATCGTTTCAGTCCACGATAAATCTATTGTAGAAATTACAAGATCTACTCCCGCAATCATTCTACTTAATATTATAGCTTTCTCTTCTAATGTTATCATATTTATGCCCAAGCCGTGCTCTGTGCTGTTGATGTTCCGCCGCTATTTGTTGCAGTAACTGAAACCCATCTAGCCCATGAATATGTACTGCTATTTCTTGTAACTGTTTGTGTTCCACCAGAGCCAGCATTCCAAGTTCCGCTACCAGTTGAAGAAGCAAGTACGGTTCCTCCATTTGAATTAGAAAACTGAATTCCCCAATCATATGAAGCTGGAACAGATCCTCCAGTATGTGTCATGCTTAATGTCCATGTAGATGTTCCGCTTGGAGAGCTATATGCATTGCTTACGCTTATAGTTGGTTTTGTAACTGTTGGAGCAGAATCTGTTGTAGATACTGTATAGCTAGACCATGTAGACTTTAAACCTGTTGATCCAACTGCTCTTACCCAGTAATACCTAGTTGTACCAGCTGACAGTCCGCTATTTGTATAAGATGTACTTGTTGTTGTAAAGTCTGCTGGAGATGAATCTGAGGGAGCGCTTGGACTTCCTGGATAATAATAAATGTCGTATGATGATGCTCC